GATGTAGAAGAAAATTCTGGAACATTCAGCACCCATTATTCAGCATATATCGCTCTTGATAGAGCATCAGCAATTGCTACAGGTTCGGCTCAAAACGACTTATTGATTGCGAATGGAAACTACAACAAAGACATTCACTTTTGCACAAACCCTACTTCTAATGGAACACAAGCGCAGGCTAAAATGACGATTGCCGCAAATGGTAATGTTGGAATCGGCACTACTACTCCTTCGGAGACATTGTCTGTTTCCGGCGGTATTCGCACTAGTGGGCAAATAGAAATAGATGGTGATTTAAACCACGATGGTTCCAATGTAGGATTTTACGGAACTGCGCCTGCTTCAAGACAAACTGTTGGCAATTTGGTTCCTTCACCGATAACTCCTTCCACGGGTGAACCTACTGCCGCCGATGTCAATGCTACCACAACTGCCGTAAGCAATTTGGAAACTAAATTGAATGCCGTCATTGATGCCTTACAGTTATACGGATTGATTTTGTAGAGTAAAGTTTATTTTCTACACCACTCTAGGGTGGTTGTGAGTCTTTGGTATATCTTTTGGGCGTCTTTCGTTGTCGGATTTGTTGTCATGTGGATGGCAACCCCGCCCTCAAATGATTCGTTTATCATCTTTGAAAGTCCGGAAGAGTTAGACGAAATGTGTTGGGCTGGCCTACGGAGAGGGCCACAATGAGAGTCAAGATTGTGGAAGTCTCGCCTAGAGATGGTCTACAATCTATCAAAGAAATAATTCCTACAGAAATGAAAAGAAGATTGATTTCTTCTTTGTATTCTGCTGGCTTTAAAGAAATTGAAGAAATTAGTTTTGCACATCCCAAGATTCTTCCTCAAATGGCCGATGCAGAAGAAGTTTACACGAAAGGTTCTGCTCTTGTTATGAACAAAAAAGGGTATGATAGAGCCAAAAAATTAGGCGTTCAAAAAATCAATATTGTATTCTCTCCTTGCGAAGAATTTAATGTTAAGAACATGGGAAAGACAAGAAGCGAAATCGTCCTCATGTATAAGACATTCATGGACAAAGTGCCGAAAGAAAATGTAAGGGTTTACATTTCTATGGCCTTTGGTAGCCCTTACAGCGGTGAATTTTCTAGAAGGAAAATAGAATCGTGTGTAAGGGATGCCCGNATGTTTGGCGATACTGTCGTGTTTTGCGATACCGTGGGCGTGGGTATTCGGCAAGATGTGAAAATGTTTGCAGAAATAGCAAAGAAAATGGGCGTGGTTCCTGCTTTGCATTTACATCATAGAGGTAGAGAGGAGCCAGCAATCTCTCTTGTCAAGGCCGCTCTTTTTGAAGGAATATATGAGTTTGATACGAGCCTTACAGGATTAGGTGGATGTCCATTTGCTGAATTAAGTGGCGAAAATTTGTCTACTCAAACGCTTATTAGACATTTAGAAGCGTGGGGTTTTGATTGTGGGATTCCTAGCGAGGCCCTTACAGAACCTACTAAAATTAGTGCGGAGATACAAAAATTTGCATTAAAAAATCGGGGCCATGAAATCGCCTGTTAAGACGATTCCACGACCCTTCATTTCCATATGCCGCCACAATTGCGACATTCCCACAGTTTTACTGTATCATCGCTACCGATGTAAAATCCTTGAATCCTAATTGCGATGGTTTTAGCATCACAATACGGACACAGTTTTTTCAAACTCATTTTCGTTCTTCCTTGCTATGCAAGAGTCTCTTCATGTAATCTTCAACGGATTGCTCGGTGAGTTTAGAACCACCAAACGCCGCAAAGAAAAGAAGGACAGTTGCTAACACAAAGAAAAATAATCCAATCCATTCCCAAGTAGACATTACCAATCAACCTCCAAATCCACAAACTTTTCCTTTTCAACAGAGAATCCTTTCACAAACCCATTCTCTTTACCATACATCCAAACATCGTAAACAATTTTTGTATCCTTCATACAGTATTCAACCACCTTATCATATTCTCCCATCTTCCACAACTTAGGAGCGTCTGCACTCTCCATTAGTTTACTTTCATTGAGTGTGTTTACTCCTAGATTTTGCAGAGGGAATCTCTCTCCGTGTTCCTTAACCAAGATTCTACTTGTGTCAATATACTTCTTTTGGTTGAGGTATTTGTGGATGCAATAGATGTCCATAGCATCNTTCAATACNGCCAAGTCAAAGGAGGCGATGTTGTGTCCAAGTAGATACCCTCCTGCTTCAAAGTGTTCATCCAAGTCAAACTTCAAGTCTCTTAGAGACTTGATGATGTGGCCCGACTTAGCGAAGGAGTCTAGAGGCTCATCCACATACACCGTTCCGGTTTGACCGTCCCAAGTGGCTACAGTAGAGACTTGAAACATATGTGTGTTCCCGAAGCCTCCAATCTCGTGAGACATATTCTTTGTCTCAATGTCAAGAGCGAGGACATTCATGTAATCACTTCTTCTTGCCGTTCTCGTTCACCCAAGCGTCCTCAATCTTTTGCGTGGTTTCATCCACGGTCAAGACAGGTTCATCCACTCTTCGCTTGAGGAAGGCTACAATCTTCGTGTTGGCGACTGTTAGCATAGAACAGCACTCCCAACCTTCTTCTCCATAGGTGTTCAAAGATTCAATGATAACCTTCGGCCCATGTGTTGCTTGAAAAATAATAAATTTGTTTTCCCATTTTGCCATCTTACTCACCCTTTAATCGCACGAATACCTTCTTGTCAAACTTCTTCTCCTCAAAGTTATTTGAAATTTTCTTGTAGTGGCGATACACGATTGCCTGCTTTCTCTTTGAAATCTCCATAATTTTGTTGAGGAATTCTTTCTTTGGCACAAATCCTTCTTCGTTTTTCTCAAGTTGTTGGTATGCCTTCATAATTGACCCGTTCATCGTGGAATTCAGTGCGTCCGTCCTACCTTGTTGTAGGGTCAATTCTAACCACTCTATCAATGATTTATAGCAGTTACGGACGATAAAGGCCGCTTGATTGACATTTCTCGCATTGACTACGAATCTTTCTTCTTCCTTCTTGATAGAGTTGGCCTCTGCAATACAGCAGAGGATTGAGATTTTACCGAGTAGACCAAGCCACCGTGTTTGGAAATTCTTCACGATGTCTCTAATCGTCCCTACACTTGAATCGCTCCAAGCGTCCATGTCGTCAAGACGCATCATCAAAGCATCATTGAAGTTGGGGGCGAAGCGTATCGTGTAGCGGGCATCAGCCTTTCCTGTAGCGTTTCTAGGGTCTTGTCCTGTTTGCTCAAATCGCTCTTTTGTTGTTTGATATACCTTGAATAAAGCATTGGCGAATCTCTCAATCGGCAAGTCGCTTTCTTCAATCATACCAAAGTTGTGAACAATCGTTTCACGAATGCTTCTCTGCTTCTCTTCGGGAACAAACTTCACAAGAACCAAAGCGCGCTGAAAAAGACCCGTATTGACGATGGCCTTATCCAAGTTTTCGGGATGGAAAGTCGTAGCCAAGATAGAGCGTTGTGAGCGGCACTCCACCTTTGGGCCTTCCTTCAACTTCTTGGTAATGACCCAAGAAGAACCACAAAGACTGTTGCATAGAGTGTTCAAGTAAGTAACAATGCCCTCCTTGTGTTGAGTTTGCTTGAAGATTCCGGAGTTGGAAAACTCATCCCAACGAGCAAGTCCGTGGCCGTCCAATTCTCCCTTGATGTGATTCCAACGAGTCCTTCCGTCTTCATCAATGAAGGGGTCTTGGTATCCAATAAGGGCGGCGTCCGTGTATTCCACAACATCAAAATTATCGTATTGTTGTAGAGGAATGCTCATTGGCGATTCGTGTTCTTCCAATTCTTGGTTGGTTTCACGCTGGATTCTTTGGATTTCTTCTCTTGGAAGATACTTTTCTTGGTTGTTGATTTTGTCCCAAAGAGCGTTAGAAACAGGCATTACAAAGTCCATGATAGCCGTTTTTCCTGTTCCGGAGTTTTGAATCCAAACGAAGTGGAGTCTAGAGTCATCGCTTGACTTACCTCTTGGGATATGCACAAAATCTTTTACCGCTTGGCCTAGCAAAACAAGGCAAGTAAGAGCCGCTGGAACATCGTTGTATTTAGAATACTTCAACGATTCCTGCATCCATTCTTTAATCAAAGCAGGTAACTTGGTTCCTTCTTTGGTTTCATTTTCTTCAATTATTTCTTCTTCATTCATATTTTCACTTTCCTTTCATTGTAAAGAACATCCAATAACATGGATGCGGTTTTTTCTCCAATCCCTTCTATTTTCATTAAGTCTTCTTTGGAGTGCATTCCGATTTCCTGTATGGAACCGAATTTTTTGAGTAGCAGTTTTGCTTTTTTGTTGGATATGCCTTTGATAGTGCAAAGAACATCCACCCGTAAATCATCAGTAGCCACTCTTTTGATGATTTCGGGACTTGGTATTTTCCTGTTAAGGGGCTTCACTTTACAGAAACTAGCAATTATTTCTGCGGCTTGGTTTTCATCTTCAAGCCACATAACTTGTGTATCTGTATCTAGAGAGATAGTAGCGATGGCTCCTATGAATTTATTGTGCATAACTAACGCTCTACCTTGGGGGGACATTTTCGTTTTAGAATTCTCAAGGACTGTAGCAATCGCTTCTGTAATGCTACCGTAGACAATCACAAAATTGTGTTTGTAGTTTCTATCCATGTTGTCTATTTGATTCCAAATTCTTTTGTTCATCACAGAAGCCAAAAAGTCCACGCTGGATTTTGCTTCAAAACACATATCATCAAAGACATAATCTCCAACTTCTATCCATCGCTTTTCCCACGGAACACCCATCTTGTTGCATAATTCAGCAACCCTTCCGAACAGTTTTGACCTGTCCCCTTCTCTACTGTCAATGATTAGCATTTCAATCTGTCCATGTCAGTAGGCTTCGGTATTTAAACGAGGTGAGTGGAGTCACTGCGTAGTAGTCTCTCATCTTGGCAATAAACAAATTAACTAACCACGGAGGCCACTCTTCCGGAAAATCGCTTCCTTCATTTGAGAAGGTCTTTGGTGAGTAGATAAACTCGCCCATGTAGAGGGGTTCTCTGCGCCAAACTACACGGTGGCCCTCTTTGTATACTTCCCACCCGTCTACCGAAAGAAACATATCGGGATGAGAGTGCTTTTCGTAGGGGTCATCGTCGTAGTATGATGGGGCGTGAACCATTTTGCTCCATCCTTGTTCGTTCCATCTCATTTTGATTCCTCCATGAGTCGTAGAGCCCTTCTTGCTTCTACTTCATGCTTTTCGCAAAGCCCCCCTTCATCAAAACAGTGAGGACATTGAGCAACATCTTCTACATCTTCCATTGGAATTTCAGTTAAGGCTACTAGAATTTTTACGGTTAGTGCTTGAATTGATGCCGCTCTGCCATATTGGAATTGCATAGTCTCATGAATAGACATTAATCCACCCAAGATAAACAAAAGAAGCAAAGAGAAAATAATTCCTATTACAATTTCTGCTAGCATAGTAATCACTCATCTGCTGTAAAGGAAAACATATGTTCACAGGAATTACAAACCAATGTCTTAACATTCCTGTATCCTTTGAAGGATACTTCCGGTCTTCTTATTGTAAGAAAGACCTTGAATAGACCTCTCTTTTCTTGGCATTTCGGGCAAACAATCTTCTTTCTTTCATTCATCTTTTTCACTTCCTTTGTCTAGGTAATCGGGGTATCTCCAACACTTACCAACACAATACCCTTCGGGTATCAACTTTGTTTTACAGTTTGGAGTTTTGTAGTTGTTGAACACAGTAAATCTAGCGTGTTTTCTTGTAGTGGTTTTATCCCAATCAAGCCAAACACCATCAATGCTGGCAATCTTTTCAATTTCTTCCACCACTAGGTCTAGAACCTTGTTCTTTTGTTCTGTTGATTCAAGCATGGTTCGTTGTGATAACAGGTCACGATACCATGCGACGAGGTAAGCCCTCGCCATATGGCTAGGATTCTCCACCATAATTGCGTTGTAGATGCAAGGCAACAAAGGGAGAGAACCTTCAATCGCCGTGACTTTGACCTCTTCGCCCACATATTCAATAGGTGGCAAATTAGGCCATTTTACGGGTTTCAAGTTTTGCACTTTTCTACCTCCGAGTCTAGGGGTAGAGGCCAATGTTTTGATTTTTTGAAGACCGGATTTTAGGTCATTTTCAAAGATTGGGATACAGTAGTAAGGAATGCCGTTTTCATCCGAAGATGAGAGGTTCACAGTGTTCGGAACCCTACGAAGTCTCGTGGCTTGTCCCACTCTGTCGTCCAAAGTAGAGTCTTCGGGCAGAAGAGATTTGATTTGTCGGTGAAACTCCTGTATGTTTCTAATGTCATCAGTCTCCTCACCGAATACGAACATATGAAATCCTTTTCCGGAGAAGAACATTGTGTATTGGTAATCGTTCTCATTTACAAAATCAACAACGATTTTCAAATCGTCCAAGGCCTGCTCTAAATTTTCTTCGTGAGCATCAAAGTCAAGAAAGACTCTATCCAAGATGACCGAAGATTCAATCTTTGCAGTTTCAGCAAACTCCGCAAAATCGTAAACGCTTGTGTAAACATTCGTCCTATTGTTTTGTGATTTCACAAAATCAACATATTCACTTTTTGTTCTTACTATTTTTCTTTTCATTTGTGGGGCGTTCTTGATGTGACTCCCCGCCCAAACTTCCCTCGGAAACTTCATTTCTATTACCTCCAAAATTTATTGTTGCTTCTCCAAGCATTTCCGTTATGACTTCTGCAATTTCTCCTTTTAGTTTTATCTTTAGGGCTTTCCTAAAGGAATCTTCAAAAGTAAATCCAACAAAACCTTCATTTATTTTAACATTTCTTAGTAGTTCAAATCTATCAATTAGTGCTGTTTCGCTGTAGATTTCTTCGCTCAGAGAATCCACAGTATTTTTAAGATTACTAATTTCTTTGAAAGTCCAATTTCTTGACAAGACCTTGATTCTAATGTCATCCCTAACCATGATTCCACCCCATCAAATCGTCAATTCTCTTTTGAAGAATATCCGATAAATCTTTTCTTCCAAGTTGTTCAATGATATTCTTTGCATCAGTCGCAATTGCCAACAGTGTATCTTGCATATTATTCCCCTCACATAAGCCAAGTCTCTTCGTCGCATAACGGGAAGAAACTACAATGAGAACAAGTTGGTGCGTAGAATTTGATTGGGAATTCTTTGTTTTCATAGGCATGAATAAGGCGAGCAATTGACCTAAACACTCCGGTCTTTGAAGCCTTGACAACCTTCTCAACAAAGAAGTGATTTGAGATTGGATAATACCAAGCCCAATGAGACACCGGAACATTCTCTTCCAGCCCTGCGTTTCTCAATACGGCAGGAGAACAATTCTCAATCATAATTTGGTAGAACGCCATCTCCTTACGCATGGAAGTCTTCTTGTGGTCTTTCCACGCACCTGTCTTGAATTCCATTGGAATGTAGCCGGATTCCTCTTGGAAAACACGGTCAATGATTCCTTGAAGGTGAACCTTGTAGTCCCTTTGTAGGGGAAACTTGGGGTCGGTGTTTGCTTCAATGACAATCTCGCAGTCAAACTTTCCTTCATTACAAGCAGGCAAAAACTCGTGGAGTTTGTCTTCTCTTCTTGCATCAACAAACCTTTGCGCTTCAAAGATAGCCATGTGTGCGTAGTCGTCAAAGTATTCATCAAGAGGAAAGAGGGAAGAACAGTAGTCAATAACTTCATCCGTTGTCATATTTTCTGCTTTCTTGATGTCAAAGTTGTTAAAGAAATCTTCTCGTGCATTGTGCATAATTGTTCCTTTACGCATGGCTTCTGTTTGGTCAATAGGTCTACGCTCTACATATGAGAATTCGTATTTCTTTGGACACCACAAAAAGGCACCAAGAGAAGACTTGGTAATCTTTAGAATAGGCTCACTAGGGTCGTCGTAATTCTCCGGCAACCATTGGTAAGTATACTCATCCATGCTGTTTATTTCTGCTTCGTATTTTTCATCGTTATTCAAAACCATTCCTCCAATGTTTGTTTTTTTGTTTTAATTTGTAGTAAATCCCAACCCATCGCTTCATACACAGGTTTGGCTTTCTTCAAGACCTGCTCTGCGTAGTGGGCGTAGTCGGGAGTGTATTCTCGTAATTCGTCGTAGGTTCTCCTAGCAACATAGTTTCCTTCAATTTTTTTACCCGTAATCGGGTGAGTGTAAAAACCTACAGGTTCAACTTTGAGGAAAACATACGAGTCAATGTCTTCTCCAAGTAATCCGTTTTGGATACTGAACATGATAGCGGCGTTGCCTTCCGAGTAGGTGGGTTTCTTACCTTCCTTTGTCGTGAAAGATGTTCTCGGTTCTCCACATCTTGAACAGTAGAGCCCTTGAATCAATTCATCCCCGTTGTTCAAACGGAATGCTGAAACCTGTTTTTTGCATTTGCACTTCAACATAAATTTCTCAATATTGAATCTTCTTCGCTTGATTAGGCTTTCAAACTCTACATCACCATTCAATGCGGCTTCGTATTTCTTTCTCAAATGTGTAGTAATTTCATCAAATGATTTTTGACCCACCCACATTCTCAACACTTCTTCTTGTATGCCTTTCGCAAATTTAGTTTCCGAGATTTTCTTTGCAGAGAATCCGGTCATAGCAAACTTAGGTTCGTTAAGCCAAACGCCATCAAGCCAAGATACAAGACCAGCGTTTCTATTCTTGGTATTACCGACACCAAGGGAAGAGTAAAACTTCTCAAACTCTAAAACTACGGGGTGTTCTTCTAAACAAAGAACATTTGGAAACTTCTTACGCACTTCGTTGTTTATGTGTTTAATTGCTTCTTGCGCTTGCTCTACAGAATCAATCTGCACATAGATAGAATCTGTGTGTCCGTAAACAACTTTCATGGTGTCCACTCCGTATCTTCGGGATAGGATTCTCCTACTGCAAACCACAATCCTCCTGTGGCAACGACAATCGTTCCGATAACTGCGGCTTTCACCACTCCTTCAATTAATCTAGCAATCATATTTTCATCTCCTTAGCAACTCTAGCCGCCTCACGAATGGCTTCTCTAGCACTTGCTGTTATGCTAGCCGCTAGTTTTGAATCTGCCCATCCGAATCCCTTGAAGGCAAGGATGCCATAGAAGGAAGCCATGAGTCTCTTGACAGCCATTTGGTTGTTGTTCCACTTCACGACATCATCTTTCAAGCCGTTCTCTCGTGCTTCCTTCATCTCCTTCTTGTAGGCATTTCTCAATGCCTTCAACTCAAGAATGGAGCGAGGGAGCAGTCCCAACTCGTCAGTCTTGAAGTAAACCATGTCCTTGCTGTAGTCCTCCGGCAAGGGTTGAAGATTTTGGGGCGTGTTCAAATCTGCTCCGAATAAGGTGGGTGTTTCGCTGACGGTTTCAAAACTGATGTTGCGAGCCACTATCATTGAAGGATAGAGGCCAGCAAAATCAAACGCCGCCACATTGAGGTGCAGTCCATTGGTTCCCCCTTCCTTGACAGGGTGATAAATCATAGCGCCGGAATACGACAGGGACTCTCCGCACTGCTTACAGGTCTTGAGTTGCTTGTCTTTGGGATTCTCAAATCCACACGCTTCGCACTTCTTCGTCTTCAACTTCTTTCCCGTTTTACATTTCCAAGAAGCATTACGCATGAAATAAATAGAACCCATGTGTGAAGCAAAAAAGCAAGACTCAAAGGGAGCCTTTAGCAATCTTTGTAGTGCAATAATAGCCTCACTACAATGATTCTCTTCATCAATTCTACGGAGCAATTCTACATCAGTAATGGTATACTGTAGATACGATTCTTTGTCCTCAAGCCAAGCCCTAGAATAGAATTCATTGGGGTCTGTAAACTTCGTTTCAATGTGCTTACCTTCTCCGAAAAGAGTCTTTGAAACAAAGTCTAAGGCTAGACTTGGTAGGGTTCCTCGCTGTGCATCATTCCATTGTCGTTCAAAAGCAACATCAAGGTTGAGCATGAGCATACCCTTGACGGGTTGAGCGATTGGAGAATATCCATTCGGTTTGGAAAAGGATAGATTCTCTTCCATATCTTCTTTGATGCCATCAATAACTCCAATCGGGGAAATACCTCTTGGGTCAATGTCGTTAGAAATACAACGGCTCAATAACTTAGGTAAATCAAACTTAAGCCCGAACCAAGCAATCATCATGTCGGGTCTTTCCATAGCCAAATACACTACAAAGTTTCGTAGCATTGTTTCTTCGCTTCTAAAAGATTTTAGAGAACAGGAATAGCCATCTACATTAGGAGTGTCAATTGGTTTAAAGGATTCTTCGGGATACCAAACCCATGTATGAAACTCCTTCTCTTCATTGTTGTAGAGGCCGATGGATGTAATCTTGCCATCATGCTCTCCACCTTGTTGCCATTCCATATCCCAATAAAATTTCTTGAGTTTGTAGATTGGCATATCGTTGATATTGTCCACGGCATAGCGATTGACAACCGATACATCGGCTTCGTAGGTCATGTCTCCATTGGTTGGATGGATGAACGGCTTCTTCGCATCCTCAACATGGCGAGGTAATTCGTAGTAAACTTTCTTCAACTTCTTCCCATCAATGTTATGCCATTCTCCCTTTTCATAGGTGAGTGGTCGCTTGAGAAACTTACCTACTCTGTAAGATTTGACCTCTCTATACGAATCGGGAATGAAGAAATAGGGGCGGTGTTCATCGTCTTCAACTACTAACTTCCCCTCTTCGGTTCTCCAAGATTTGTATATTTGATTTTCATTATTAGCAATAATCATGGATTACCCTCAATTAATTCTAGGCGCACGAATAAGAATTCTGTTGCTTGAACAAGCAAAGACCGGAGACTCGTCTTTCAAGAAAAGCCAAAACGGTTCGTTGAAGAATTTATAAATTGGTGCAGAGATTTCAACAATACTAGCATCGCCTAGACTTGTCAAGGGCATGATATACTTCGTAAAGTTTTGAGAATTTGAATTCGCATAAATCGCTAGTCCTTCCGATTCCAAATAACTTAGTTTGAATCCGGTTCCAATTCTTTCGGCCATTTGCACCGTGCTTGCGAATTCTTTGTCGTCTACTTCTAGAGCCGTTTCAAAGACAGTTTTTCCAAAAGAAGGGAGAATGTCTTGGTCAAAATAACCTTGAAGGTCGCTTGACAAAGGCATAGAATTTTTCTTTACCATGTCAATAGAAGACTCATATGGATGTTCATTCATAATAGAAATTCGCAAGCCCGTGTCTTCCGAGAAGAGATAAAGTCTACCTCTTTCTGTGCGGAAAGAAATAGTATCTCCGAAGCCCTTCAAGAACCCGTTTGTGTTAGCAGTATCAAATACAATTTTAGTATTCAATAACAGCATATCTTCATTCTCAATGGGCTCTGCCGGAATAGCACACATGGTAATTGTAGACATGTCGGCGTTCCAAATGTTCAAAACATATTCTAAATTTCGCTTAACCGCTTCAAGACAGATATATTGGCCTAGATTTGCGCTCTTGTTGAAGTATTTACCTTTCAGCATACAGTCATCTACTGCCTCTCTAAACTCTTTAGCGTCTACTCTAAAATTCAAATACTCATCTCCTTTAGTTGCGGAATACCTTCCCAATTAACTTCGCCTTCGTTATCAAAAGTGCAGAATGGGATTTTCTTACCAACCATCTTAGGGAAGTATTTGCTACTCTTGATTGTAGCCACATACTGCGCTCCCTTGATTGTCATGCGCTGATTTGTGCGAATGACTGTGTGTAGTTTGGAATCTACTCGGTTCCAAATGGCCTTTGCTGGCTCATCTCTAAACGGTTCTTTAGTGTGCGTAATGAATAAACGATGGCACTCAAGAGAGATGGCCTCACCAATCACGGTCTTGAAAGGATTGTTTCTTTGATGCCACTCTTGTTGTTTTTGTGGTTTGTAGGGGCGCATCCTAGAGTTTTCCATGCCGGTCATGTAGGTTGTGCAGTCGTCTAACCAAGAGTCTACACCATCCCAAACAAACAAAATCGGCTCACTACTCTTCTTAATTTCATTAGCAACATGAGCAATAAATGTTCTAATGTTGCCTTGAGTCTTGTAAGGGTCGGAGTCTCCGTTTTCATCCTTAGCATTCGGGTTGTAAATCACAACTCGGTTCGTAGAGTTGTGGTTTGTTTTCCAAGTGGGAACGGCCCCGACATCACAATCCAAGTAGTAGGTCTTAAGGCCGGTATCCATCGCTAGTCCGGATTTTCCGGTCTTCGCTTCACCTTCAATTCCAGCGAGAAGCAAATGCTTCTGCGCCATATATTCCTGCTGTTGTGCTTGTAGGATGGCGTCAAAACCTTCCAACTTAATTTCTGTTTCTTCTTTTTTGTTCATCATTATTTTCACCTAAATTTATTTTTATTGTCATTCAATTTTTTCCAATGTTCTGTTAATTCGTCCAACTCTTGTTTGGAATTCAAAATGATTCTCACTTCTTTTGTTCCGATGTGGAGTTTGATGTGGTAGTTTTGGTCTTCCCAATTCTGTTTGAGAGTAATGAAATTGACTTGCTTCAAATCAACAGTCCACTTGTCCTCAAAAGAAATATATTGCCCATCGTATTCCAACATTAGACCTCTCTCCTATCCGAATCAAAAGCCCATGCTTTGTATTCCAAAAAGAAGTTTTGGAATATGTCAAACTCGCATTCTTCAAGAATGTAGTCTTGAGCCGCCGAGTGTATTTTCAATAGAACCTTTTTCTTGTTCTCAAGGAATTCCCAAGAGATGTGTTGTATGTTTTCGTAGCGAATAAACGCTCTTGAAGTTTCAATTGTTTTTGTTGTAATGTTCATGTAATCACCTTGAATGGATAGGGCATCGCACCCATCCGAGCGTCAGTTTATCCCTTGACCCACGCTTACGCCAAGACACGAGGATAGGGTGGATTAAGCCCAACACCACCGTCTACCCTTGGGAATGGTGATTGGTATCAAAACCAATCCAAGTCTTCCTCCGTTGCTTGCTCAATCTCAACAACTTGGCCACGGCGCTCTTTGACAAACATACCGCTCACATTGATAGTGACGGGTTGCAGTCCTTCATCCGTTTCTCGTTGGGAGGTTCGTCCCACAACAGTAACCGTTGAACCGATACCGAAGTCAATTTCAATGCCTTCGGGAATCCAACAGGTGACCATGCCTTCTTCTTCGTAATCAAACTCTGCCGTAAGGTCAGTAATGTTGATGATACGATTTCCGTTAGCGGTAGGGGTCATGTTGATGTTGCACACTGTTCCGTTTGTGATAACGAAGCGTTCTGCCACCGGCTTGTCCAGCATATTGGAGTGGGCTTCTTGGAGATTACCAAGATACACAACATGGTTAGGGGCCGCAGAAGCAATCAAGTTATGCTTGTTCAAGGCCGAAGTATCTCTGTAAAGTTCGCCTTCGGGGTCTTGTTCGTCGTTCATTCGTAGACTTCCAATCGTCTTATCGGTGAAACCGTAGATGTAGCCATCTCGGTTAGAGTCCTTAATGACGACCATGCTCAACCACTTGAAAGTGTCCGGCTGGAAATCAATACCACCCTTGTTCTTGTAAGAAAACTTGTAGAGTTGATACTGTTCATCATCGTGAACCTTACCGATGAAGATACCACTTCGTCGCATCACGGGGTTGAGAGGCTTACCGTAGTTTGCATTCTCTCCTCCGTTTTGATAACGAGGGGTGTTGTCAAGAGGGATGATGATAGAACCATCTTCCAACTCTTGGACACAATCGGGGAGTTTCTTCACCATCTTGTTTTGAACCTCGTCGTTGTGGTATCGGGAAACCGAGTAGAATCCGTTCTCGCCTTCTTCAACAATAGCGACAAAGCCGCTCTTGTGGGCGTTGAATGGGTCTTCCTTCCACTCTTCAACGGCTCGTCGTCGGCTGTATTCGTTCAAATCTCTAGGTTGTTCTAGAGAGATGAAGAAGCCAAAGGCTTGCTTAGCAAGTCCTCCTCCGCCACCGCTTGTTTCGTTGTTCGTAGACTTCCTACTACGGATAACTTGTGCCGCATAACTACGCCACATGGCAATAGCCACGGGGTTATCGGATGCAAGGTTGCCGTTCTCCGCTCGTATTTCATCAAATTTCAGTTGGGCTTCCTCAACGGAAATACCCAACTTCTCTGCCGCTTTCGCAATTTCGTTTTGCATTTTTTTTCACCTCTTTATATTAGTTGGCCCACCATCCATGAAGCAAGTAATTTCGGGGTCATGGTGGTGGAACGCCACTCCCCTTCTCCAATCACTCGCAGGAATTTCAATTTCATTTTAGCCTCCATATCACATCGGATGATGTATTCATGCAATCCAATGCAGATTTCCTTAGCGGAACGACCTGCGTAGATTGACTGATGAATTTTTTCCAATGCTTCTTTTGTATTTTTATTAATTATTGCTGTTGTTATTTCTTCATACTCTTGAAGGCCTTTCTCAATTTGTCTCGTCAATGTTGTTCCCGATACGATGCTGGCCTGCAACTCGGTGAGCGTCCTACGCAAATCACCTTGTAGAGAGTATATGAACGCTCCCAATTCATCTTCGGGAGGGATTCTGTGACCCTCCTTTTGTAAAACCTGTTTGACAATACGACCGACTAAATCCAACGGAAGCGGATTAAATCGGTAGTTTGCACACCGGCTTTGTAGGGCATGAATGATTTTATTTCTGTCATTACAAGTAATGATGAATCGGATGTTCATAGAATATTTTTCCATGATTCTTTTCATGGCGTTTTGAGCATCTCTTGTCATACCGTCCATCTCATCTAGAAGGATGATACGGAAAGGCACATTATCGCCAATAACTGCGCTCTGTGCAATCTCCTTAATCTTGGTTCTAACAGTTTCTAGTTTTCTATCATCCGAAGCATTTACTTCAAAGAAGTTAGCATCCGTTTCTTCTCCAAGAATAGCCTTAGCAAGAACAAGAGCAATCGTTGTTTTACCTGTTCCCGATGTTCCGTGAACGAGAATGTTTGGCATATCTTTGATTAAGACCCAATTCTCTGCGTCCATAACAAAATGTTCCTGCCCTACGATTTCAGCAAGTTTCGTTGGTCTGTATTTTTCTGTCCACAGCATATTCATTCCTCCTTCAAAGTCCAAAGAGTGGACTGATGCCACATATCTCCTCTACCGACAGTAACATAACCTGCCTTGCAGAATTGCTTACTGCGTAGAATTTGACCTACAGAAGTGGTGTTTGTTCTTCTTCTCGGATTCATTTCCTCTAGTCTTTCTACTAGAGCAAAACAAGTCAGCGGTCTTTCTTTTTGTAAAATTTTAATTAAATCATTTCTAATATTAATCTTCTTTGTTGTCATTATTTTCACCTTTCCATTTCCATATAGCATTTTTATTTTTGGAATCGCTTACAAATTCTTTCCTCTTAAGGATAGAACCTAATTGGCTAGAACTAATACCGTGCTTGGTTGTTCTATTGATATATTCATACACTTGTTGTGTGGATTTAGCGCCACTCTTAAGTGCATCTCTAACAGCATCTACTACTCTCTTCGTCAAAGGAATTCCTCCAATGTTTTCATTTTGGGTTTCTTTGGTTTATCTTTATGAATCTTCTTTTCACCCAAACCCATGAGTCTACATTCTTCATTATTGTATTTCTTTTTGGCAAACTTTACGAAGTCTTCGCTCTCAATCAGTTGCTTGAACAGGCGTTCTTCGTCGGGTTTCAACCCTACTCGCTTGAGTAAGCGAGGAGCCTTTGAGTATTTCCCTCTTTGTGCCATGTTCGTTTTGCGAAATAACTTACCGTCATGTGTGTAGGAAAGCATCTCGTAGAAGTATTCTTGGGGCCAACGACGCTTCACCACACCATCAATGAACAGTAATTTGTTAGGGTGTAGGTTTTCTGTCAGCCAAGAAATCATTTGGGTATCCGAGGGNTTGTTGAAAAGAAGTAAGTCCTTCACCAACTCCCTATCGCTGTTCCTCAAGTAATCGTTTACGAGNGTAAAGACATCTCTCTCAAATNAAAGGGGTTCTTCACTCCTCGGTGCGAAGCCTTTGATGGATTCACGGAGATGCTTCTTCGTGCCTACATTCTTAATTTTGCATATGTTGAGTATTTCTTTTGGGATGTTCTTGCGATTTTTGGATGTCAAAACTACAGTCCCACGATAGGAACGAATAGTGTTTACAATTTCTTTTGTGTTTGGATTGAAGTCTACATCTTCTATGATTATTCCTAACTCAACAGGAACGGAATAAATATCTGCGATTTCTATTTCGTTAGCGTAATAGTATAGGGCATTGGGTAGTAAAGATTTTACTAGAGTCGTCTTGCCTGTTCCTGTCTTACCGACATAGATTTCACTTCTTTTCGTATTCATTGTTGTTAGTCCCATTATCCTCACCGTATAATATTTTAATTATTTTATTAAGTCCTTCAAGAGTTTTATGTTCTTTATCTTCTACCAAATCCGATACCATTTTGAATGTAGTCAATTTCGGGTTTAAATAGTGTAGTGTGTCCGGAATCAATCCGGCGGCAATACACGCAGAATTCTTCCCCAATCGCACAAGGCTACCTTGCAGACTGTGAGGCATACCATACATGTTCAATGCTCTAGAAAAGGCCGCTTGCATATCGTATGTTCTAAAGGAGACATTCGCCTGCATCCTAATGTGATAACCGATGGCGGTCGTTTCGCTTGGTTCTATTTTCACAATAAAATTTCCCTTTGCTAGAAAAATTCCTATGACCATGTTCCTATCTAACATTTTCAACACCCATTTCAACTATCAATTTGTAATCTATTTTCTCAAATCTTAGAAATTTTTCAATTGCTTTCTTGGCCTCGTTTACATCCACGCCCGAAAGGTAAACAACCAATCCTTTTTGTTCAAAATCAAAAAGGTATCTAGTTGGGTTCTTTTTGTAGAGGAGCCAGCGACCTAGGTAGTTTGTCAAAACTTGGCGCTGAAAAACATCTAACTCCCGTTCAAGAGTATATCTAACCAACCTTTTGTTTAGAAGTTGATTGAACATATCTTTATTCATTTTTTCCACCTAGTAGAGATTGATTACATCTGTAATTGTGTTGATTTCACTCAACACTTTGTCTTCCCTAAACCGAGTCTTGCGGGGAAAGCGAAGACCATACTCGCCCTTGTTGTTGCGAGAAACCGCATCAGCATCTACGGAGATGATGATTTGTGGCATTAATCTATACTCGCTCGTTTTAGGATTCCAAGAAGATACAATCCTCTTACATCTACTCGTGAGGGAATGCAATTCGTCATCTGTGAAACCATTACCTACTCTTCCAATTGACTGATAGCCTGTATCGGAGGTGTCATCCTTAACAGCAATTTCAAAACTTGTAAGGAGATTTGATTTGGAATGTTCTCCGGTTTTAGCGCCAACGATGACTACATCTAAGTCTACACGGCTTGGTTTATACTTAATCCAATCACGCTTTGCAGGGTTGTAGAATCCTTGAAGGTCTTTCACCATAATGCCTTCAAAGCCTTCCGAGATGGCTCGGTTGTAGAAAGCCATTGGGTCGCCACCGATTTGATAGTGGGCGATGTCTCCTCCGAAACCCATGCCTAGTTTATTCCATCTTTCTCGCAAGATGGAGTTTAACATAGAGGTTCCTTCCCATTTCAAACAATCAAAAGCCACCCACTTCACTTCAACAGTAGAGGCCTTTTCCCAAGTCTTGGAGTGGACTCTTGTTCCCATCTTCTTATGTTCATCGGGAGAACCGTCGCTACGGATAGGATAAATCTCTCCATCAATGATGAAGTTATCTGCCTTGTATGTTTTTACTCTCTCTACGACATCAAGGAATTGATGAGTAACAACCTTACCTCTTCTGTTAAAGATGATGACTGAATCACCCTCTCTATGAATTTGGTAGCGGTTCCCATCATACTTAATATCGTAAACGACTTCTCTCGGCCATTGGCTAATCGGCTTAACCTTTGCCAACATGGGTTTGATAAACTTACCATGTTGTAGGGTCGTGGGGACGGTTTTATCACCAATGTAGCATTCAACGACAAAGGAAATGTCATTGAATGCACAATCCAATTCTACTGTAGCCAAGGGAGTATCAAATCTTTTTGCTAAGGCCTTGTAGACACCCTTCGTTTGTATCCCAATGTTTGGCGTCCTAATCCAAAACTTGGAAAACCATTTTCTACCGATGTCGGAAAGGCCCTCAAAGAAACCTTTGAATTCCGTAAAGTCTTCATCTTTGGAGAAATCCTTCTCCAAGAAGAGAATCAACTCTTTTAAAGAAATAGGAGAGTGAGTGTCTTTGGCTTCCATGATTCTAACAGTCTCCCCGAAATCTTCGGTGGACTCGTAGAGCATATCAAACTCTTCATCAAAGATTCCAAAGAATCTGCAAATCCATGCTTTGGCTTTGTTCATTCCAACATTGTTCTTGTTTAAGTCAAGTGTTAGAAGTTTCGCAAGTGTAGGTAAATCCCCATCTTCTGCGTTTGAAAACATTGAGGAGATGTAGTCTACCTTTGCATTTGTTCCTTGTAGTTTTTCTAGTGTTTCTAAATTCATCGCTAGTCTTTGCATTCTTATTCCTCTTGGGTATTGTCATTCGTATTCTGTTCTGTAGTATTGAGAATCATTTGATTTATTCTTGTAAAGTTTTGAAGCAAGGTTTGGGTTGCTTCGGCAAGGTCGGGTCTGCCGACTGATGTAGCGGCCAACTGCATATAAGTCAAAGACCCCATGACAATAGGCAGGCTCACATCAATGATGCGGTGTTTGTGGACGAGTAGCCAATGGACGACAAAGGCTCCACGGAGGGCATCGTTGGTGTTTAACACGACAGGCCATGAGTTGTTGAAGTCGGCTTGCATCTCTTCACTCAATGGAGAGTGCTTTCTATTGGTTAGTCCACTTGCCCATTTTTCAAATTCAACTTTTGATTGTGATAATAGTTTGATTTTGCTTAGTTTCATAATTTTTCCTCCTCTTCTAAAAAATCCTGACGGTATTCCTTGTATTCCGAAATAAGATTCTTCTCCTCTAAGAAAAGAACCATTATTTCCCATTCCTTTTCCCAATCTACGATTCTATCTTTATCTTCAACAAACTTAATTTTTCCCAAATTTCATTCCTCCATATCTTTCAATAATTTCAACATTGTATTGAATTCCAACTTGTTCAAGCGTATTCCCTTTCTCGTTGGCTTGTCGTCTTTATACCAACGAATGTCTACCACTTCTTTTCCGTAGTAGGTTCCTTGATGAATCTTGATTTGATTCGTTTCATCTCTAACGACTCTACCTTGAAAATCTAGAGTGTCACTCATTCAATCCACCCCTCGGCAAACTTCTTCAATTCTTTTCTTGAAACGAAGTATCTTGGGGTTTCTAATTCGTCTAAACGATTGACAACCCAACAGGTTCCTCCCAATGAAGAGATTTGAACAATCTCGTATTGAGCGTTCTCTATCTTGATAACTTCTTTTGTATTTATTTCCGGAGTCAATCCGTAAGAGCGTGTAATCTCCGAGGCTACATCGTGAATGTTATCAACTACATACTTGATGATGTGCGCTCTTTGAATGGGAATCTTAGGCGCCACATCTATCTTCAAATGTCCGGCCATGTTGCAGACCTTACACTTGTTGCCTTCACAAATAGGGCATAGAATCTGCGCCTTGTGTGGTGCAGGAAGAGTGACTGTAACTGCTCTCTTCATTTCCTCTCCACCATAAGCCCAATAGGTTTATTTTCATCATTAGTAATTTCAGTAGTTTTTACTAGACTATTCTTTTTCAGTTTTTCAACTACTGAAAAAACTCGGTCATTGGTAATTCGTCTATAATTTAACAAAAAAGGTCTATAGTCTAAGACTTCTTCTTTATCAAGAATAGCACCGACAATCGCTTTTTCCGCAACCCCCTTCCCTTGTAGGGTAGGAGATATTGACAGATGAATCTCGGCTATTCGTCCTCCGTTGAAGTCTTTGTAGGGGTCTAAACTAGACCAATTTCTAAATTTAAGATGTAGGATGATTTGGTCACCCATTAGATTTAATTCGTCGTCAATAAATCTAATTTCAACAAAATAGCCGTAATCATATGAAATTGGATGGTAAAGACCACCCGATTTCATCACTTCTTTCCAATCCATTTCTAACCCTCCCAACAATCGGGGCAAAAGTCCCCATCAACTAAATGAGACTCAAGAAAACTCCTTGAGCAAACCACACACTCTGCCATACTACTCCTCTAAAAGAACGGCGACTTCCGTGGTTAAAAACATGAGGGCAATTGAAAATGCCGCAGATAAACTGCTTTTGGTTACCTTTACGGGGTCAATAACGCCAGCGTCCCAAAGATTCTCTACTGTTCTCGTCTTTGCATTGAACCCAATCATTTCTTCTGCGTGGATGTCATCCCAAAGTTTGGGGTCAGCATCAGCATTTTCTAGAAGGACTTCTGTAGGAGTCAAGAAGATGTCCGAGAACATCGGGTGCATCTTCTTGATGCTGTTCAAGTGAGAGAAGGCTTGGATAATACCTAAGCCGCCACCGACGATTACACCTTCTTGTAAAGCGGCTTTTGTCGCATTGAGAGCATCGTCAAGTCTCTCCTTCGTTTCTCGCAACTCTACGCTTGAACCACCCCCAACACGAATGACTGCGACCCCTCCCTTCAATCGGGCGATTCTCGTTGTCAAACGCTCACGAATCCAATCATTATTTGCAGACTTGTAAAGTTCAGTTAGAGATTCTACTCTTTCGTTAATCTCTTGTTCTCTGCCTTCGCCTCCAATAATTGTAGTGTTCACTTGATTCAAAACAACTTTTTCGCAAGAACCGAAACAGGATGCGTCAATAATCCTCATGTCGTCTTTGGCTTCGTTGGAGAATAACTTGCCGCCTACAACAGAAACGATGTCCTTCAACTCGTCAAGTCTAGCATCCCCGTGATTAGGGGCTCTACAGACTCCAACTTGGATTCTACCTTGAACAACATTCGCTAGAACATTGGAAAGTGCAGAGCCTTGTAAGTCTGCACAAATGATAAGCAAAGGTCGGCTTTGCGAAGAAGCGTATTCTAAAGAAGGTAATAAATCTGCAAAGTTTAGAATTGCTTTGTTAGTTGCTAGAACAAGAGGTTTCTCTAGAACGCATTCTCCATTATCTTGATTCGCAAAGAGATGAGAAATGTAGCCGTTCTCTAATTCAAGACCCTGCTTTAATTCGTATTCCGTGGTTAAACCGTGTCCCTCCTCAACAGAAATAACACCGTCTTTACCCACAAAGAAGAAGACCGAAGCAATCAGTTTTCCAAGAACAGGGTCGTTGTTAGCGGCAATTGTAGCCACCTCTAGAATCTTATCTCCGTCCTCTACAGGAACGGCTAATTCATCAAGAGCCTCTAACATACTCTCTCTTGTTTGTTCCAACTCCTCTCTAAACTCGTGGACATTGGAAATATCAATCGCCTTCAAGTAATTGCATAGAGACTGTGCTAGGACGCAAGCAGTTGTTGTTCCGTCCCCTGCTTTAGACTGCGCTTTGAAGGCAAGGTTTTGAACGAGTTGAACGCCCATTTGCACATAGGGGTCTTCGTGAGATACCTGCTTTGCTATTGTAACGCCGTCATTGATAACCACGGGAGGGTTGCCCTGTAAGATGGCTGTTCGTGCTTGGGGGCCAAGTGTTGGCTTTACCGTATTGGCTACAAGATTGATACCCTGTAATAACTTCTCTTTCACTTCATCTCCAAATAGAATCATTCTATCACCCCGTAGATTTCGGAATAAGGAACAAATAGATACCCGTGAGTTTTCTTCGCTTTCTCAATAGAATAAAAGACCTTCTTACCATTCAACTCCGGAGCGGGTGAATCTATCACAACCCCACTATTTTCATTCGTGGAGATAATTCCGTGTGTTGATTCATTCTCTTCTACTTGGATAACTACCCAATCGCCCACATGCTTCATACCAGCAACAAATCAGTATCAGTATTTATTCTCTCCTATTTTGAAATACGCTCTACCCTCTTCGTATTCACGAATGCGGTGTTGCGTTTTCCCCATCTTGAAGGAATACAGAATTGATTTGCAGTCTTGACAGTAAACGATGTGGTTTACCTTTCGTCGTTTCTTGTTCTTTGGATAGAACAATTCTAGGTTCTCGCTATCGCAGTGGTGGCATCTCAAGGAACCAATCCTCCATTGTCCCCTTGAATCATGGCGGCAAACTCCCAATTGTGGAACAATTCATGCGCTCCAAGAAATCCACCGGCCTCTCTAATCGGCCCAATGAATTGAGCAGAACAGATTTGACAGTAGACGAGAACAATTCTTTCATCTCGTAGAGTTCCGTTATGTCCCTCGTAAGAAACTACCTTACCAATATCTTCTTCTGTGTAGGTCATTCTACATCACCTGTAGGTTCGGGTATATTACGGCCTTGTTCTTTCTGTTGAATACTCATCCTTTCTTCTCCGGTTAAGGTATTCAAGTAGTAGATGGATAATTCGTTAGGGTTGTGCTTAACCCAATGCCCGTATTCTCTGTTCCCCAAAACATACGCAGACTCCATTTGACTTCCCCAAATGGAAATTGTTCTCCAATCTACAGAAGAGAAATAGGCCGAACCGAAAGGATGGGTGTGAATCCAGCAACGGATAGGAAGTTTGAGTCCTTTAGGTTCACTAGGGAAACCTACGAAGCCAGCAGTCCCCGAAGAAATATGCACATTCCAATTATCATCAATGACAACTTGGATTTCAAGACCCGTTAGAATCTTGGTAGAAGCATACCAAATAGCATCGTGGAAAGTAGTGTTGTGTTCCATGTCGGTTAGATTTGTAGTGGAGGCCATTTGTTCCTCGCACAATTCATCCCAAACCATTTCTAGGTATTCCCTTACATGCTTCCGTAGAAGTATCAAGTGCGCTCTCTTCGTATTTTCAATCTTATTCAATAATCTCTTTGATTCCATATTCAACACCTCAAACAAAAAGGGTTCCGAACCCATTTACTTCTTCGTCGTTAAACCAACGCTGAATCCATTCAGCACCGATACCTGCAACTGCCACCTGCATGAAGTGGACGGCCTCATTAGAACCATCCCACGCATCTCCTTGACAAGAGAAACTTCCATCGGGGCCGGACAGCAAAGTATCGTAGGTTGATGGGTCAGCCTTGTAGGTAATGTAGGCGCAGTTTCTACCCTGCGCTCGTAGGTCAATCCACGGGAAGCCCTGCGAGCGGTAGAGAAGGCGTCGTGCAGTCAAGTTGTCCACACAACAAACCACGAGGTCGTAGCCAGCAAGTTGTCCCTCTGTCAAGATAGGAAACTTGTTCGGGCTAATCAAATGTCTGTTCTGCAAAGCCATGACCTTGAGAGAACCTACATCATCTTCGTTGAAGTTTTGATAGGTCAAATTCTTCGTTTCTACGGTGTCGGGGTCGCTAACGCTAATGTTGTAGAGGCCCGTCTTATCTAGAAGTGGCACAAGGAAACTCCCAATGCCGCCTGCTCCAATTATCAATATTGTTCTTTTCATATTTATTCCTCCTTCTTTTTCACATCGTCAAGGATGCGACGGAGAAAGCCCCGTTGTTTTTCATCACCGATGGTATTCGGTGTTTTTCTACATTCTAGGCAAAGGTCATGTTGGGTAAGTTTCAACTCTCCACATTCTTTGCATTTCTTCAATGTCGTAACTATAATTTTCATATCTATTCCTCTTGTTGTTTT